AGAAGAAGTTGAATTAGAGAGCTTTAATGACTATCCTGATGGTGTAGCAAACAATGCAAAAAAGGGTATTGAGCTAAATGAAAAGATAAACAACAGATGTGCAACAGATGTAGGTAAGATTAGAGCTACACAACTTGCACAAAAAAAGAATATAACTGTAAGTACAATAAAAAGAATGTACAGCTATCTATCTAGAGCAGAAGATATGTACAGAAAGAATGAGAATGATTCAGAGGCATGTGCTAATATATCATACCTATTGTGGGGTGGATTAGCAGCATTAGGATGGAGCAGAAACAAACTAAGAGAATTAGGAGAGTTAGAGCTTGAAACTATTGTAGTTGATGATGACTTTGCAATAATTGATGATAGATTAGCATATTCTTCTGTTGAAAAAGCAGAGGAAATGGCTAGAAATATTGGATGTGAGGGTTACCATATGCATGAGCTAGATGGAAAAGAGTGGTTTATGCCTTGTTTTCAACATACATTAAAAAAACCATGTACAGCAGGTTATGAAATGTATGGATTTAAAATAAAAAATGGGAAAAGAGTTCCTAATTGTATACCAATAAGAAGATAATTATGCCAAACAAATATAAACACAAGAAGAAAAAGAAGAAAAGATAATGGCAAGAAGGGTGATTCATGTCAAAATAGAGAGACCTAAAGTTAGAAGAAAAGGGGTACATGCTAAAACTAAAAGTAGTAAACTAAAATCTAGCAAACATTACTTAAAAAAATACAGAGGTCAAGGAAGATGAAAAAAAATAGAAAAAGAAAAAATCCTGCACCATCATATACAAGTCCTATAAGGTCTACTAAGGGATGTTTGTGTGATGATAATACATACCATCCTGATTGTTGTGATGGAACTATCTTTGCACAAGGGGTAGGTAAAACAGAAAGTTAGACCAAATATATAAATTTTTAGTTCAATATAATTATATGATTATGAAAGCAACTGATACATTAAGTAAAATTAAAAATATCTTAGGTATGGAATTATCAAAAGATGAAGTTAAGGATGTAGAAGTTAAAGCAGAAGAAGTTGTTTTAGCTACTATGAACTTAGAAAATGGAACAGTCATTGAAGCTGAAGAATTTGCAGCAGGTAGAGAAGTCTTTATTGTTACAGAAGATGATAGAGTGCCTATGCCAGTTGGTGAATATACTTTAGAAGATGGTAGATCAGTTGTAGTTGAAGAAGAAGGTGTGATTGCTAGTATTGCTGATGCTGCTGAGGAACCAGTTGCTGAGGAAGAAGAAGTTGAAGCAAAACAAGAAGAAACATCTGAGGAATTAACTACAGAATTTGCTACTAAAGAGCAGTTTGATGAACTGAAAGCTATGGTTGAAGATTTAAAAGTAAACCTTAGTGATGTGCTGAAAAGCAAAGAAGTGGAGCTTAGTGAAGTAAAAGAGGAGTTATCAGAAACACCTGATGCAGAGCCTTTAAAACACTCTCCAGAAAATAAATCAAATGATGACTTTTATCATATTGCATCTCAGAGAACTGAGACTAGACTTGATAGAATCATGAGAAAATTAAGTTAAATAAATAAAAATTAAAGAAAATGAGTAAACCTACTATAACTACTACTTATGCAGGAGAATCAGCTAAAAAATATATTGCTGCTGCTCTGCTAGAGGGTACAACTTTGGCAAATGGTGGAATGACTATCATGCCAAATGTAAAACACAAAAGTGTTATCCAAAAGGTGGATGTCTCAGGCTTAATAGCTAATGCAACTTGTGATTTTTCAGATGCAGGTACAGTAGCAATAAGTGAAAGAATCATCACACTAGAGGAATTTCAAGTAAATGTAAAGTTCTGTACTAAGCAATTTGTTGATTCTTGGGAATCTGCTGAGCTAGGTGCATCTACTTTCAAGAATATGCCATCATCATTTGGTGATTTCATTATTGGAAACTTTGCTGATCAAATTTCTGCATCAGTAGAAAATGCAATATGGCAAGGAGCAAATGCATCAGCAGGACAGATTGATGGATTTGAAGTATTATGGGCAGCTGATTCTGACATTGTTGATGTTACAGCAACTACAGTTACTGCATCAAATGTAATTGATGAGCTTGGTAAGATCCTAGATGCTGCACCAAATACAGTATATGGTAAAGAAGATTTAACTCTATATGTCTCTAGAAACATGATGAAAGCATATGTTAGAGCTTTAGCTGCACAAGGTGGTGGTTATGAAAACAGAGTGAACATGTGGTATGATATGAATACACCATTATCATTTGATGGTATTCCTCTATTCTTAGCAAATGGTCTTTCTGACAATACTGCTGCACTAGCACAAAAATCTAACCTATACTTTGGTACTAACTTAGTATCAGACATGAATGAGGTAAGAGTAATTGACACATCAGAAACACTAGGAGACCAAAATGCAAGATTTGTTTCAAGATTTGCATATGGTATTCAGTATGGATATGGTGCTGAGATAGTTTTCTATTCATAATAGAGTAATAAGTATAATTAACTAGTATATGGGAGGTGAAAGCCTCCCCATACTTTAAAAAATTTAAAATAATATGAGTTGTGCAATAACATCAGGTAGACAAGTACCTTGTAAAAATAAATCAGGATCTCTTAAAACTGTATACTTTGCAGATTTTGGTACACTTGGAGCTGTAACTGAATCAGCAGGATTAATTTCTGCTTTAGGTGGTAGCCCAACATGGTATCAGTTTGATGTAAGAGGAACATCTAATTTAGATAGTACTGTAACATCATCAAGAGAAAATGGAACTACTTTTTACACACAAACATTAACACTACAACTTCAATATTATGATAGAGCAACAAGTGAACAAATTAAATTATTAGCTGTAGGTAGACCACACATTGTAGTGGTAGATGCAGATGATAATCATTTAGTAGTTGGGAAGGTGAATGGAGCAGAGCTTACTACTGGTAATTTCTCTGTTGGTGCAAACATGGGTGATTTTAATGGATTTAATCTTACTTTTGAAGCACTAGAAACAGCACCACCTGACTTTATAACAAGTACAGTTGTAACTGCTGATGCAAGTGCAACTCAAATAAGTACTTTTCCTACTGCTTAATTGAGCAGACATCATAATAGTTAAGTGTTTTTCTATGAAAGGGGATCTATAAGGTCTCCTTTTTTTTTTAAAAAACTTTACACTTTATAAAAAACAATCAAAAGAGTATTATATAAGTATGATATATTTAAGTGATGCAGTATCTGCACAAAGTTTTACATTTATTCCTAGAAGTTTTGCAATAAATGCAAGGTTAGAAGTAAAAGATGAAGAAACAGGTATTGTGCAAAACAACAATGTTGCAATTAACAAGCTAAGTGGTTATGCATCTATTAATGTAGCATTAACATTACAGGAAGATAAATTTTATGAAGTTACAGTTGTATCTATAGGATCTAACTGGGATGTAGTAGATCAATTTTGGAATTTAACAACTGTAAACTGGGAAGAAGGAATAACAAGGTCAGGTAGTGCATGGAATTTTGCTACAGATACTTGGAATGAAACAACAGGTAATTGGGATACAGTAAGAGAGCCTAAAGAAATAGTAATTTATAAAGACAGATTATTCTGTACAAATCAAACATTATCACAAGGTGCTAATGAATATTATGATGTAGATAAAGGTGTGTATAAACACACTACAGCAGGAACAAATAAATATAAAGTATATAATGCATAATTATGAGTAGACAACATAGGAGACCAAAGTTTGAAGGAGATATTAGAGTAGTAGAGTTAGCAGCTTATACAGCTCCTAAAATTATAGAAGATCCAAGAAAAGATTTTGTAATGTATGGTGAGGATAATAACTATTATCAATATCTAATTGACCTATATAATGGTTCACCTACAAATCATGCCTGTATTAATGGTATTAGTGAAATGATTTATGGTAAAGGATTAGATGCACTAGATTCTAGTAATAAACCTGATCAGTATGCACAAATGTTAAGCCTATTAAAAAAAGATGTAGTTAGAAAAGTAATATATGACTACTATCTAATGGGTGGTGCTGCACTACAAATAATATATGGAAAAGGCAGAAAGAAGATAGTACAGGTAGAACACATGCCTGTAGAAACAATTAGAGCTGAAAAATCAGGTGAATCAGGAGAAATTGAAGCATACTATTATTTTCATGATTGGAGTGAGTATAAAGCATCTTCTGATATTACTAGAATACCTGCATTTGGGACATCTAAAGAACCTAGAGAAATATTATTTATAAAACCTTACAAAGCAGGTTATTATTACTACAGTCCTCCTGCATATACTGGTGGATTACAGTATGCAGAACTAGAAGGAGAGATCTCTAACTTTCACATGAATAATATATTAAATGGTATGTCTCCATCTATGATTATAAACATGAACAATGGTATACCTAATGAAGAAGAAAGAGCATTAATAGAAAAGAAAATATCACAAAAGTTTAGTGGATCAAGTAATGCAGGTAAGTTTATACTATCATTCAATGACAATACAGATAGTCAAGCTACTATAGAGCCAATACAGTTATCAGATGCACACCAACAATACCAATTTCTTTCTACAGAATCACAAGAAAAGATATTAGTATCACATAGAATTGTATCACCTATGCTTTTAGGTGTAAAAAACAATACAGGATTAGGTAATAATGCAGATGAATTAGAGAAAGCATCTATACTTATGGATAATATGGTTATTAGACCTTATCAAAATTTAATGATAGATGCATTTGATAGAATTTTAGCTTACAATAACATTACATTAAAGCTATACTTTAAAACATTACAGCCTTTAGAATTTACTGATCTTACAAATGTTGCAGATAAAGAAACTAGAGAAGAAGAAACAGGACAAAAATTAAGCCTTAAAAAAGAGAAAAAGGTATATAGAACTGACAATCATCCTAGTAATCAAGTAGCAGATGATCTAATAGCACTAGGAGAAGATGAAGATTTAGATCAATGGGATTTAATTAGTGCAGAAGAAGTAAATTATGACTTAGATGATAAGCAAAATGAGATGTTAAAACTAGCATCTACAGGTTCTGCTAAACCTGATTCTAAATCTGATCAAGATAAAGGTCTATTTAAAGTAAGATATAAGTATGCACCTGATATTGTAAGTCCTAATACTAGAGAGTTTTGTAGAAAAATGTTAGCAGCAGGTAAGATATATAGAAAAGAAGATATACTTGCTATGGATAAAAAAGCTGTTAATGCAGGATGGGGAGCTAATGGAGCTGATACATACAGTATTTGGTTTTACAAAGGAGGTGGATCATGTCAGCATTTTTGGATGAGACAGGTATACTTTAGAAAAAGAAATACACAAGGTGAGTTTTTACCTAGTGATGGCATTAGTAATGATGAGGTTGTAACTGTAAATGAAGCAAGAAGGCAAGGATTTACACCTGAAAAAAATGATAACAAGGTTGCTAAGAGACCTAGAGATATGAAAAATAGAGGATTCTTAAAACCTAAAAAATTTACAACACCTAGATAGTTATGGCAAAAGTATTATTTATAAGTAGAAATGATTTAGTTAAGAACACCATTATAGATGGTAATGTTCAAGCTGACAAACTGATGCATTTTATTGAAATTGCACAAACTATACACATACAAAACTATTTAGGAACAGATTTATACAACAAAATTAAAACTCTAATAGATACAGATACTATATCAGGTACAGTATATGAAACACTATTAGTAAATCATGTTCAGCCAATGTTAATCCATTTTGCTATGGTAGACTTTTTACCTTTTGCTGCATATCAGATTAAGAATGGTGGAATATTTAAGCATGTTTCTGAAAATGCAGAGACAGTAGAAAAGGCAGAAGTAGATTATTTAGTTGAAAAAGAAAGAACTTTAGCTGAATATTATACTAGAAGGTTTATACAATTTATGGATTTTAATCAAAGCAGTTATCCTGAATATACATCTAATACAAATGATGATATTTATCCTGATAGAGATGAGCCTACATTTCAAGGGTGGGTGCTATAAAACATTGATATGAAAATATATAAACCTAAGGAAAAAAACATTATAAAGTTAATGAGATATATAAATAACAAATTTAAAATAAATAAAAATGGCAAGTAGTTTAACAGGAATATCTATTGCATCAAGTTATGATTCACTACTAAAGGTTGGTGATAATGATGGATTATCAGCTAGTTTACAGGTGATTTCTGATGGTTTGGGAACAGAAACAGGGATTAGCCTTAACAATGCAGGAGATTTAACAGCAACAGGCACTATAACAGCTAATAGCTTTGTAGGTAGTCTTAGTGGTAATATCTCAGGAAACTCTACAGTATCAGGAACACTTACTTTTGGATCATTATCTGATGGAACAATAACAATAACAGATATAAAAGATGAGGATAACATGTCCTCTGATAGTGCAACAGCACTAGCAACACAACAATCAATTAAAGCATATGTAGATGCACAAGTAACAGCATCTGATTTAGACTTTCAAGGTGATTCAGGAGGTGTGCAAAGCATAGACCTAGATAGTGAAACATTTACTATTGCAGGTACAACTAATGAAATACAAACAGCATCAGCAGGTAATGCATTAACAATATCACTTAATCCAAACATAAGTGGACTAACAAGTGTAGCTGCTACAACTTTTACAGGTGCATTAACAGGAAATGCATCTACTGCAACAGCTTTAGCTACAAGTAGAAATATTGCAGGTGTAGCATTTGATGGAACAGCAGACATTTCATTAACAACAGACAATATTACAGAGGGATCTAACTTGTATTACACAACTGCAAGGTTTGATTCTGCTTTATCAGGCAAATCTACAACAGATCTTTCTGAGGGTACAAATTTATACTATACTAATGCAAGAGCAGATGCTAGAATTGCATTAAATACAGGTAGTAATTTAGATTTATCAAGTAAATCAACATCAGATTTAAGTGAAGGCAGTAATCTGTACTTTACTGATGAGAGAGTAGATGACAGAGTTAGTAATTTAGTAGTAGGTGGAACTGGAATTACAGCAACATATGATGATGCTGCCAATAGCCTAACAATTACAAACTCATCACCTGACCAAACAGTAGCAATTACTGCATCAAATGGGGTACAGACTGGGGGTACATATCCTAACCTAACTGTAGCAGGAACAGATGCCAGTACAAGTGCAAAAGGGGTTGCTAGTTTCTCATCATCACATTTTAGTGTAGCTAGTGGAGCTGTAAGTATTGCAGCAGATTCTATAGATGATACACTAATAGACTTTGGAACAGGAGCAAATCAAGTAAATACAGATGACTTACCTGAAGGTAGCACAAACTTGTATCTAACTAATGAAAGAATTGATGATCAAGTAAACACATTAATGACAGCAGGTACTGGTATCTCACTTACATATGATGATGCAGCAGGTACTTTAACAGTTGCATCTACACAAAGTGGTATTGGATTAACTGATTTTAGTGTTACTGATTCAGGAGGAGATGGTTCATTAAGTTATAACAATTCTAATGGTGTGTTTACTTATACAGGACCTAGCCAATCAGAAGTACAGGCACACATTACAAAGTCATATGTAGATGGATTAGGTATTGCAGCTACAAGTGCTACTACAGCAGCAGGTTTAACTGGTACACCTAATATTAGTGTAGGTACAATATCAGCATCAGGTACAATTACTGGTAATGTAACAGGAGATCTTACAGGAGATGTAACTGGGGATGTAACAGGAAATGTTACTGGTAATGTTACAGGTAATGTAAGTGGTACATCAGGATCAACAACTGGTAATGCAGCAACAGCTACAGCACTTGAAACAGCAAGAAACATATCAGGAGTTTCATTTGATGGTACTGCTGATATAACATTAAACACATCAGCAATAACAGAAAATACAAATCTTTATTATACTGATGCAAGAGTACAAGCAGTTAGTATTAACAATGTTGTAGAAGATACTACTCCACAATTAGGTGGTAATTTAGATGGTCAATCATACAACTTTACTACAACAGGTAAGATTTTATATTCTAACATGTATGCAGCAGAAGCTGATTTACCTAGTGCATCAACTTATCATGGTATGTTTGCACATGTACATGCAACAGGTAAAGGATATTATGCACATGGAGGTAACTGGATTAAGTTAATAGATGAAACAAACTCTACAACTGATGTTTTATCAGAAGGTAGTACTAATTTGTACTATACAGATGCTAGAGCAAACTCTGCATTTGACACTAGATTGGGTACTAAAGATACAGATGACCTTTCACAAGGATCTACAAATCTTTATAACCAAACACATACAGGTGATGTTACAGGTGCAACTGCACTTACTATTGCAAGTGATGCAGTAACATATGATAAGATGCAAGATTTAGTAACTGCTAACAGAGTACTAGGTGGTACAGCAGCAGGAACTATTGCAGAGGTACAAATTGTAAATGCTATGATGGCAGCAGATTCAGTAGATTCAGATCAGTATGTAGATGGTTCTATAGATACAGCACATATTGCTGATGATAACATAACTTTTGCAAAATTAGAAAACAGATATACTGTATTATCTGCATTAGGTAGTAACACATCTTTTGCATTAGATTTTAGTGCAGCTACAACATTTACTGCAACAGCAAGTGGTAATGCAACATTTACATTTAGTAATGCAGTACAAGGGCAGGTAATTGATTTAATCTTATCAGGAAACCACACAATTACATTTTCTGAGACAGGTTCTACTTTTAACAAAGTTTCAGAAGTAGATTATGATGGATCTACAAACAACTTAATACAAATAGTTTGTACAGATGATTCATCAGGTTCTAAAATTTACCATTATTCAGTTGGAACATATACAAGTGATCCTACACCATAATAAATTAAATTAAAAAAAGAATGAAAGCAATAAATATAAATGGAGAAATAAAACAATACAGTAGTGTACCAAAATCTTGGGGTAATGTTATTGGAGGATTTCATTTGTTATCAGATAGTGATTTACAATCATATGGTTTTTATGACATTGAGATACCTGCTGATTATAATGATAGTATTCATACTTTAAGTGATTTATATTTTGATGAAGCAAATAATGTTTTTAAAAGAGACTTAGTTGATAAGACTTTTACTGAAACATTAGATGAATTAAAACAAAATAGAATTGCTAATTACAAAGATGAAATCAATGACAGGCTAAAAAATACTGACTGGTATGTTGTTAGAAATGCAGAAACAGGAGCAGAAATTCCTGCTAATATTACAACTGAAAGAGCTGATTATAGAGCTGAAAGTGTAACAATAGAAAATGAGATTAATGCATTATCAACAAAACAGGAAGTTGTATTGTATGAACATTTAATAGATTAAAAAATGGCATTAAATAAAAGGTTGATTCCTAGAGCATCAGGTATAACATTATCTGAACACTATCAAGTAGTAGAGTATACAGGTAATAGTACAAATAATAGAGCAATTACAGGCTTATCATTTTCACCTGATATAATTTTGTTTGTAAGGTATCACACAAGTTCATATGCTCATAAAATTGTGGTTACAAAAGTAGATGGAACTGCTAGTAATGGAAATCATTATTGGTATGAATTTAATGGAAGTGGAAAAAGACTTGATAGTAGTGG